CCCCGCCGAACGTAGAATCGGAGACTCTTACACCTTCCTGATCTACGCCGGGGGAACTCGCTTGAAACTTTTCGACCGCATCGCCCTTTTCCTGTGGCGGGACAGATACGACTACGACCCGACCCGCGGATGCCCAGGTGAGCAAAACAACATTTCCCTGTGGACCAGGCTTCGCCCCGCGCGAAAGCGCCTCATCGCGGTACTGCTGAATGGGCAGCTTTGGCTGGCGTTCATCGGTGGCATGTTCGCCCTGGGCGCTGCCCTGCTCCCCGGATACCTGGACCGAGTCAAAACCGACCAGCAGGTGAATACGAACGCCGGGGAATTGCTGCTGCGTTGCGTTCAGGAAGCCGACCATGTCCTCAGATGCAGGCCAGTCTCGGACGGACAGGATGAGATCGTCTCCGGCGTGGACGGGCCGAGCCTCAACTCGAATCGGCCTAGGCACGAAAACCCGGCGCAGGACGTTAAGCATGAGTAACCTCCTGCTGGGCCTGGGCGGCCAGCTCGGGCCAGACGCGGGGCCAGTCGCCGGGACGCAGATCACGGCGGCTTACTTCGCCGCCGGTGGCCCGCTCTATCGCTGCGCAATGCTCGACCGGAACAGGTCGGCGGCCCGTGCGCCACTGATAGACGAGTGCCGGGGACACTCCGACCTCGCGCGCCAGCGCTGCAGCACTGGTGGCGTCTTCCCGGTTGAGATAGCTATTCAGGTCCATGGCCCAAACTATAGCGTTGCTATAGCTCAAACACAAGCCATGCTACAGAATAATTTGAATAGCATCGCTATATGAGAATTTGGACCATCGAGGAAGAAGCGGCGGCGCTGCGCGAACGCTTTCAGGGCGTCAACCGCGCCGCGTTCGCGCGCGACCATGAGGTCAAGGGTGGGCAGGCGATGATCTACCAGCACATCACCGGCCGCCGCCCTATCAGCATTGAGGCTGCCATGGCCTACGCGGCCGGCTTCAATTGCAAGCTCGAGGAAATCAGCCCTCGCCTTGCGCTGGAGGCACAAAAGGCGGCCGCGTTGTCGTCTGAGACGATCGCGCCTCAAGTCTCCGAATCCATCGTCTGGCCCTTCCCCTCGATTTCCGAGGCGGACGTGCGCTCCTTAACCCCTGGCCAGCTTGGACAGCTGGAAGGTGCCATTGCCCTGGCGATCGGACAGCTGCGGCTTGGCGTGGATGTTGCGCCGGCCCGACGTGCTGCAGCGCCAGCGCCACGACCCGGCGACCTGGTCGACATCGAAGCCGCGGCGGATGAGTTTCCGATGCGTATCGGCGGCGTCCCCGCGCCATGGGAGCCAGGCGGCACGACTACCAGGCAGATGGAACGCCATAGCCAGGGCCTACGCATCAGCCAGGCGGTCAATGTCGGGCACGTTGAAGACTCGGGCTACTCCGCGAACGACCACGAATTCATTCCCATCCCCGAGCTGGACGTGCGCCTAGCGGCGGGCAAGCTCGGCATCGAGAACTATCAGGAGACAGAAATTGGTCAGATTCTGCTCCGCCGGTCATTCCTCGAGTCGTTCAAGCGGCCGATCAAGCGCATGCGCATCTGCTATGGCAATGGACCTAGCATGGAGCCCGTCATCCGCCATCGGAACCCGATGCTTGTAGATGTCCACCCTGTATCGCTGGATGAAGTGCAGCCGCGTTTCGTCTATGCCATCAATCGGGGAGGCAAGATGATCGTGAAATGCCTGGAGCGCTGGAAGGATGGGCGGTGGATGGCCATTTCAACCAATCCTGACCCAGACCATCATCCGTTCCCGCTGGCCACCGATGACGGCGGCGAGGTACGAATCATAGGCACCGTGCTCTGGTCACCCTACGATCTACGCAACGGAGTGGACGAGCGACTATTGCAGGGCTGGCATCAGGCCTCGGGATGGTGAGGCTGGGCAGTGGGTGAGAGCGTAACAGTTTGATGGGCGAAGTGTAGCTATCCCGCCATGCACAGATTTTCATTTTTTGCACGCACTCTATTGTTTTTTGCGTGCAACATGGCATAATGCACGCACCAAAATAAACAAATGGTGATGCACATGGCGGAAAAGAAAGTGGCAGGACGAGCCGCAGGTGGCGCGGCACGGGCGAAAAGCCTCACTGCTGAGCAGCGGTCTGAGTCCGCACGCAAGGCGGCAAAGGCGAAGGCTGCAAAAGCCAAACTGCCCATCGCTACACACGGTTCGACTGACCATCCCCTGCGGCTTGGCGACATTGATATCCCTTGCTATGTTTTGGAGGATGGGACTCGGCTCTTATCCCTGACGGGCCTAAACGGCGCCCTGAAGATTTCCTCCGGTTCTACTCGGTCAGGGGACAGCCGTCTGGTCCAATTTATCGAATCGGACAGTATCCGCCCCTACGCAAAAAACCAGCTTGCTGAGGCTTTGCGGAAACCAATCGAATTCATCCCGCCGCATGGCGGCCGTTCAGCCCACGGGTATCCGGCAACCGTGCTCGCCGATATCTGCGAGGGGGTGTTGGCTGCACGCGAAGCCGGCCCTCTGACTGCGACCCAGCAAGCAATCGCTAAGCAATGTGAAATTCTAGTGCGCGGCTTCGCTCGCGTAGGGATTATTGCCCTGGTCGATGAGGCCACCGGCTATGAGAAAGACCGTGCGAAGAACGAGCTGGCCAAGATTCTCGAGGCGTTCGTCGCTAAAGAATTGCAGCCGTACGTGAAAGCGTTTCCCACCGACTACTACGAACAAATGTTTCGCCTGCGAGGCCTCAAGTACCCGCCTGATAATCCTCGTTTCCGGCCCCAGTATTTCGGCGTCCTGACCAATGACATTGTCTATTCGCGGGTGGCTCCGGGCCTGCTCGAAGAGCTAAAAAAGCAGGCGGCCAAGGACGAAAAGAAGGCACACTTGCACCGACGTCTTACTCAGGAAATTGGACATCCGAAGTTGCGCGAGCACCTGGCGTCGGTCGTGACGGCTATGAAGCTCTCATCGGATTATCCGGACTTCATCACTAAGTTGAATCGGCTGCATCCCCGATTTGAAGGCCAGTCCACCCTTGATCTGGAAGACGCTGACAAAGGTTGAACGCCACGCCCTAAAAAGCAAGCCACCTCCGGGTGGCTTTTTTATTGCCCTGCCCGCCCCGAGCGGGCTTTTTTGCGTCAGTTACAAAAATACTGTAGCGATGCTATTGCATTGAATCTGTAGCGTTGCTATATTTCTCCCAACGCCTCACCGAGGCAGCGCCCGCCACCCGGCGGGAGGGCAAAGGGAGAAAGAAATGGAAGCCAAGTTGATTGAGCGGGTCGCGCTCAATGACGAGTTTCAAGCCGCCTGCCAGCGCTATGCGCATGGCAACGGCTCTTCGATGGCAATTGCCGGGGAAGCACTGCGCGCCGCGGGCATGCCCGAACTGCTGCAGGCCGCGGTGCTTGTCCGCGACTACCTGCACCGTAACGGCACGCGCCAGGGCGACGTGCCGCTGGCACTGATTGAAGCCATCCGCGCCACTGGCGCCGCCTAACCCCCACCCGCCCCGGTAGGGGCTAGGAGATAACTGTGTCCGATACCAAGGCCACCCTCAAATTCGAAGTCACGCTCGCTGATCTGCGCCGCGATGGTGCATGTTTCGAGGGCTACAACAAGGTCGTCCGTGCCGTTCAGGGCCGTGAGTTTTCCGGCGATGACAGCGAGCGCGAAAGCTATATCAAGTTTTCACATGCCGAGCCGGTCGCGTTGACGGCCATCCTCGCAAGCAACGGCCTGGATGACGCGCTGTGGGCGCTTCGCTGCGTGCCCGGTGTTGATCGCGATGCGCGCCTGTTCGCCGTCTGGTGCGCTCGCCAAGTTGAACATCTGATGACGGATCAGCGAAGCAAGGACGCGCTGGACGTGGCCGAGCGTTTCGCCAACGGCGAAGCCACCGAGGAAGAGCGGGACGCTGCCAGGGCCGCTGCCTGGGACGCTCAAAAAGAGATGTTCATTGCCATGTGCGAGGGCCGTGCGCCCTGGCAGCAGACCACTTGACCTTCCCCACCCGCCCCGGGTGCCGGGGACAGGAGACACCATGGAAACCACTTACATCAGCGATGAGCAGGCGGTGCAGGTAATGGCCCAGCTCGGCGGTTCGTTCATGAAGCAGCTTGCCCGGCTTTGGATGACGGCCGACCCGCTGCGGCGCGCGCGCCTGAAAGAGGCGTTCCGCGACGACTTCGACCGTTACCGCGACATGGCTGCACGGTCGGACGAGGCCTGACCATGCTTCCCCTCACCTACCCCACCGAGTGCGGCACGGCTGCGGTCGTGCGCCCGCTGACCGACGCCGAGCGGCTGGCCGAGCTGCGGCGCGACCTCGATGCCGACCTGCATTACGCCCTGGTGGCGCAGCGCTGCGTGCGCTGGCCCTATGGCGATCCGGAGCTGGTCGCCGAAGCGCTGTACGCGGCCACGATCGGCGATGCGCAATCCGAAGCGGCGTTCTCGCTGCTGGTCCGTGCCGCGGCGCGCGGAGAGTCCGCGGTGTCGGTCGGCACGCTGTTTGTCGAGTGGACCAAGCTGGCCCGCGCCCGACTGCTGGACACGCTGGTCGAGCTCACCGAAGACGGCCAGCGCGTCACCTTCGGGAGCCGGCAATGAGCCGCCGCCTCATCGCCTACCTGCGCGCCACGCGCCTTGACCTGGACCTGGCCGGATACGCCGCCATGGTCGCCGCGCTGGCGGTAGCCACCGGCCTGATCGGCCCGACCCTCGACGCCCGATCCACCCTCACCGCCTGCGAAGGCTGCGGCAAGACCGCAGTCGCCGCGAAGGAATAACCCTTGAACAACCTCGCCGTCATCACCCAGGACATTTACAACGCCCGCGAGTCCTTCGCGGCCGTGCTGACCGATCAGAGCATCAGCTTCGAGAAGGAAGCGGGCTTCGCCATCCAGGTGCTGCAGAACAATGACTACACCCTGAAGGTCGCGACGGGCAACCGCCAGTCTGTGATCAACGCGGTGACGAACGTGGCCGCGATTGGCATCAGCCTGAACCCCGCGAAGCGCCAGGCGTACCTGGTGCCGCGCGACGGCCGGATCTGCCTGGACATCAGCTACATGGGCCTAATCGACCTGGCCGTGGCTACCGGCTCCATCCGCTGGGCCCAGGCCGAGCTGGTGCGTTCCGCCGACACGTTCGCCCTGAATGGCTTCGATGCCCCGCCCACGCACGTCTTCAATCCCTTCAGCAAAGAACGGGGCGAAATCATCGGGGCCTATGTGGTGGTCAAGACCGCCGACGGCGACTACCTGACCACGCCAATGAGCCGGGACGAAATCGACGGGATCATGAACCGGTCCCAGTCGGTGAAGTCCGGAAAGTCGTCGCCCTGGAAGACCGACTACGGCGAGATGGCCAAAAAGACGGTGGTGAAGCGCGCCTACAAATACTGGCCGAAGAACGACCGCCTGTCGGAGGCGATCCACCACCTGAACACAGACGGCGGCGAAGGCCTGGCCACCACCGCCAGCGCGCCGGTCGATCCCGACCTGCTGCCGCGCCTGCGCAAGGCCGTGGATGCGGCCCGGGATGCCGCCGCCCTGGAGAAGGTCTGGAAAGACGGCTTGGCCGAGGTGCGCGCCACGCGGGACATGGCCATCTACAACGCCTTCAAGTCCGCGGTGGCGGCGCGAGGCGCCGTGCTGCGCGGCGAGGCGGTATCCACCGAACCCCCGCCAGATGACGGCAAGACCATCGACGAGCCGCCCCGCGACCCGTCCGACGACGGCTTCGGCCGCGATGACCAAGGAGGTATCCAGGAATGAACCGCTACATCCTCTCCCCCCATGAGCAGGGCAGCGACGGCTGGCTGCTGGACCGCTGCGGCCGCGTCACCGGGTCGCGCGCCGCCGACATGCTGGCGATGACGGCCAAGAAGGAATGGTCGACCAAGCGCGCCGACTACAAGTTCGAGCTGGCCATCGAAGTACTGACGGGCATGCCCCAAGGCAGCGATTACACCAGCAAGGAAATGCAGTGGGGCATCGATCAGGAGCCGTTCGCCCGCATGGCCTACGAAGAAGCGTCCGGCAATGTCGCCATCGAAAGCGGCTTCATGTACCTGCCCGACGTGGCGGCCGGATGCAGCGTTGACGGCCTGTTCGTGGAAGACGGCCGGCGCGGCGTGCTCGAGACGAAGTGCCCGAAAAGCACCACGCACATCCGCTATCTGGAAGCGGGCACGCTGCCGGACCAATATCGCCCGCAGTGCCTGCACAACGTCTGGGTCACCGGTGCGGAGTTCGCCGACTTCGTGTCGTTCGATCCACGGTTCCCGGAAGAGCTGCAGCTGTTCGTCTGCCGCTTCACCCCAACCGCCAAAGAGCTGGCCGACCACGAAAAGGCCGTTCTCCAGTTTCTGGCCGAGCGCGACGAGCTGGTCGCCCAGTTGAAGCGCTTGGCCGCCTGATCTCCCTGGGCGGCGCCGCCACCAACGGAGGAATCCCCAGGCGCCGCCCGCCCTATTACCCACGTAGCACCACTTGGTGCCCTGCCCCATGTTCAGCATCAACCAACAAGAGTGCCGCATGCACTTCGACTCCAACACCAAGAAAGACGACCAACCGTCCGCCACTCTGCAGTTCACCTACCGCACGAGCAACGATGTGCTGTCGGAGTTCAGTCCGGATTTGAAATCGTCCCTCTACCGCCGGCCGTCTGAGGGCCTACGGCAACGCGATCAACGCGGTCCAGGCGCAAATCTTTATCGAAGAATGCATGAGGTGCATATGACCACCCCCACCCAAGCCGCCCAGGGGAATGCCTGGAACTGCTGGCCCTGCTGGCCGCGCATCTGCCGCTGTGGCGATCCCAAGACGCTGGAGGAATGCCAGGATGGACAAGGACTTGGTGACGCTGATGTGGGCGGGCTGCGCGATATGCGGGAAAGCCCCGCCCACGCTCGATCCACTGCCTGACGGATGGACCTGGGATACCGAGCAACCCGATAACCCCTGGCTGTGGTGCCCGCATTGGCATCTGCCCCATGGGTGCAAATCGATCGACAAGGAAAGGAAATGACCACCCAGAACAACGCCGCCCAGTCCGTGCTGACGGACGAAGAAATCCAAGACATCGCCGACCTATTCGATATCTATGGCGAGAAGCCGGAATTCGCTCGCGCGGTCGAATCCACCCTGCTGTCCAAGCTGCGCGCCCCTGTACCGGACGGCAAGCGGCCAGACCTGGACTGGATAGAAGGCGTCCGCGTTACCGATACCGTGGGCCGTGGCTGGTGCGTGCGGATCGACGGCACCGACATTTACGAAGATGCGAACCGCTACGGATGTAAGGGCCGCAAGTCCTTTCAAATCGCATCGGGATTGTCCAACAAACAGGAAGCCGAGCGCGCCGCCTTGGAATGGCTCGACCGTCAACGCGCCGCCCTGGCAAGCGCCCCTGTAGCCGATGAGCGCGCGCTCCACATCAAGGCGCTACAGGATCTACGCCTGGGCGTAGAGATGGACCAGCACTGCATGGAGGACGGCGATGCGAAGCTCGCAGCCCTTGACGCCGCCATCACTGCCTTACGCTGGTCAGCCGGCGCGTTGCAAGCGCTCAATATCGAAGCCGACAAGATCACGCTGGATGGTGAAACCCGTACCGTTGGAGATATTCTGGACCACGCTGATCGGGCCCTGGCAAATGCCCCTGTAGCCGGGGAGGCGCAGCCGGTGGGGTGGTTCCAAAACGACGCGGGAAAAGGTGAGCCTCCCCACTACTCGCAGGTTTCGGACGAGTACGCGGGGGAGTTGGACGTTTACCCCTTCTATGCCGCGGCCCAGGCCAGCGCCGAGGCGCGCGATGCTGCCGCTGTACGCGATACCGGCAAAGATCGTCTGTCGTTCCACATCTGGGCGCTGGTGCACGGCATGGATATCACGCCCAACGATTCGTGCGGCTATGTCAGCCCGCTCACGCAGCGCGCATGGATGCGCTGGAATCCTCCGGCACCCGCCGCCCTGGCCGCGCAACCGGGAGCTATTCGAAATCCTCTAATAGCTGAACCATCTGGAAATCCCGGAGAGCTGGAGCGTGCCGGGGACGCCCCGCGCGAAGACGACATGCTGACCATCGCTTACCTCGCACGAGCGCAGGCAGAGAAGGAACGCGCCGCCCTGGCCGCGCGCAAGGAGGGGGACGCCCTTTCTGCCACCCAGACCGAACAAGGAGAGCAGGATGCGTGAACGACCGATACTTTTCAGCGGCCCGATGGTGCGCGCCATCCTGGCCGGCACAAAGACACAGACGCGGCGGGTAGCCAAGCCCGTTCGGCACCCCGACCTGGGCAACGTTTATACCCCCGGCGCCCTGGCACTGGAACGCGAGCCGCAGCATGTTATCGACCGTACATGCCCGTACGGACAGCCTGGCGACCGCCTATGGGTGCGGGAGACGTGGAACCGTTTCGAGCCATGGAGTGGTACCCACTACGCGGCCAACTATGACGGCTTCGGCATTGGCCCCGATGACGACCCTGACCACATCCCCGATCACAAAGTGCGCTGGCGCCCCAGTATCCACATGCCGCGCGCAGCCTGCCGCCTGGTGCTGGAGGTGACCGGCGTGCGCGTGGAGAGGTTGCAGGACATGACGCTCGACGATCTCTGCGAAGAGGGAATAAGCGAACTGCTGGAGGATCCAGACAGCGTGCCGGGTCGGGCCTTCAGCCGTGCAGAGCATGCCGCCATTGGTGGGGTGCCGATGCAGCACATCCCAGAAATGTACGGATTCGCAGCCCTCTGGGACTCGCTGAATGGCTCCAGTTCCTGGAGCGCCAACCCGTGGGTATGGGTCGTCGAGTTCCGCCGCGCCGGCACCAAGGACGGAGCCAGCCATGCCTGACCTGCCCTACCTCGCCCTGCTGGGCATCGCCGTGGGCGCCGTCGTGGCGCTGGCCCTGGCCCTGCACCGCTGGCTGAGCCGAGAAATCGAAAAGGAAGAACGGGAGGAATAGATGGAAGACCGCTTTATCACACACACCGAAATCGCCAGCCTCCTGCAGCTGAATCCCGCGCATGTTCGTGACAGGCTGACCAAGCGGAAGGACTTTCCCCGCCCCTTCATTTTCGGCGGCGCGCGCCGCTGGAAGTACAGCGAGGTCGAGGACTGGATCGATGGCCGGCGCCAGGCTCCCGATGGCAGGCGCGCGGCTTAATCCAGCTTCTTGGCGATATCCGCGGCAGACTCTCGGTAATAGATCATGAGGCTGCGCGGATCCCGGTGTCCGACCATCCTGGCCAGTTCCAGGATGGACAGCTTCTTCGATAGCCTCGTGAGTGCTGTAGCGCGGGCGTCGTGGAACGTGGCCCCGTCGACTTCAGCGATGGCCTTACCCTGCCGGAAATACACGTCACGCAGCGCCGGCGTGATCGTGAAGACCTTGGCATCGTCCAGACCCGCCAGGCTCTTGAAGAGCGCCACGGCCCGCGACGAGAGAGGCACCGCACGCCGATCGCCATTCTTCGTCTGGTCCAGCTGCGCTACCCGCTTTTTCAGGTCTACCTGCGAGTGCTCCAGCGACAGCAGCTCGCCTGATCGCATGGCGGTTTCGAGGGACAGCAGGAAGCAAACGGCTGTCTGCTGGCGGGCGGTAACCACCTTCTGCCCCTCCTCCCAGCCGAGCGCCAATACGAGGCGGTCTACTTCGTCCTGGGTGTAGATTCGCTCACGATGACGGCCCTCTGGTGGCATCGTCAGGTCCAGCCAGGGATCATCCTTCAGGTTTCGCCATTCGCGCCTGGCGTAGCCCCAGGCGGCCCGCAGGAGGGCAATATCACGCCGTACCGAGACGGGCTGCACCTGCGCCAGCCGGCGATCACGCCATGCGCCGAGGTCCGCAGTGCTGATGGTGTGGATGAGCTTGGCGCAGAGATCCGCCTCTTCTTTCAAGAAGCGCGCGATCCGGACCCGCTCCCAGCGGTGCCCCTTGTTCCGAGGGGAAATCTCGTCGCAGTAGCGCTGTAGCACTTGCGCAACAGTTTTCGGGGTGATACCCCCGACGGCGATGGTCGCCAGCTCCGTTTCTCGGGCCGCGGCCCACTCCTGGGCCTCACGCTTCGTGGGAAACGTCTTACTCTCACGGACGCCGGCCTTATTTATTTCAGCCCGCCATGTGTCCCCGCGTTTGCGGTACGTCCCCATCGTCTTCTCTCCCTTGGCGTAAATCCTGGCGTGGATCTGGCGTAGAAAAGTAGGCGATTTTGTGGGCCTAAGTCAAAGCGGTGGGGGATGGCGAATCCCCAGGCACTCGAATTTCCGAGTAATGTATGGCATTGTTGGCGTTACGCCAAAAATGCGTCGAAAAGGGTTGGTGCGAAGGGCGGGACAGCGAAACGACGCACTGTTACGGCGTCAGGACCTAAACCTGGTGCGTCTACCAATTTCGCCACCTTCGCAAAGCCAAGCCCGCTATTGTAGCTTGCTTGTTAAAATCATGCCCCATGAATCCGCGCCTCGATGCCTTGCATCCTTATCCTTTTGAAAAATTGCGGGCCTTGCTTGCGGACGCTGGTAAGCCGACGCACGACCTGCCTCCCATCAACCTGTCGATCGGCGAGCCCAAGCACGCGGCTCCGGCCTGTGTAGGCCAGGCCATTGCCGCCAACCTGGCGGGCCTGTCGGTCTATCCGTCGACCAAGGGCGAGCCGGCCCTGCGCCAGGCGATCTCGCAATGGCTGTCGCGCCGCTACAGCATTCCCGCGCCCGATCCCGAGAGCGAAGTGCTGCCGGTGCTGGGCTCGCGCGAGGCGTTGTTCGCCTTCGCCCAGACCGTCATCGATCCCTCGGCCGGCGCGCTGGTGGTGTGTCCCAATCCGTTCTACCAGATCTACGAGGGCGCGGCCCTGCTGGCCGGCGCCACCCCCTATTACGTCAACGCCGACCCGGCACGCGATTTCGGCTGCGACTGGGCGCGCGTGCCCGACGAGGTCTGGCGCAGGACCCAACTGGTGTTCGTGTGTTCGCCGGGCAATCCCGCCGGCAACGTGATGAGCCTGGAAGAATGGCGCACCCTGTTCGAGCTGTCCGATCGCCATGGTTTCGTGATCGCCGCGGACGAGTGCTACT